GCACCAATAGCTGTTAGAGAAGTAGTAAATCCTAATTCATCTAGGTTATATGAAAGTGATATAACGTTATAATTATTCTTTTCAGACTTAACTGGGTGGAATTGAAGAACAGCATCAGTGCCATCAACTGCTGTATCCATATAACCCAAATCAGTAACAGTATCAACAGAACCATACTGGTTGATCATTGATTTGCCACTAACAGAGTCAAATAAAGCATTGACCATCATTATCTGACGTTCTTTCGTGAATAATCTGTCTCTTACGTAAACAATAAACCTATTTTCTTTGTTGTTGGCAATATCATACCTAGCAACTTCAGCCCAAGGATCTGGTCTTTGATTACTATTAAATTGTGGTGATAAATCATCTATCTTCAGAACTCTGTTACCAACAGATTCTGCATAATCAATCAAAATACGATTCTGGAAGGTAATCTCATCAGAGAAGTTACCAGCAGCAGGAGATCTATCTTTTAAGTTCTCTGTAGCAAGATCAAAGTTATTATATCTCCAATAATTCTCATAATTCTGGATATTAATAATACCAGTAACAGTTCCTGCGATTCCTACTTTTAAATCAGTCTGATTTCCTATAGGAAGTTGAGATTCAACTTGAAGTTGACTAAATTTCCTAAATCCTGCAGTATGAGTTAATGTATTAACAATATCTTTCCATTTTTCAAAGAATACTCTCGATTTAATTGCATAAGAGAAACTCTGATAGTATTCATTGTCATGAACTCTTTGTAGAGTATCATTTAAGAATCCAGTGCTATATTCCCACCCATTATCTACAATGGAGAAGTAGTCTGTCTTGTAATGGTCATCAAATGTCATTACAATCTCAGAAACAGTTCCTTTAGCACCAGTTTCTAAGGATTCAATAAGTCTACCAACTTCAAAATCATTATTTGTTTCTACCGTCAACCACTTACTTTCAGGGTCATATTCATACGCAACACCTTGTACAGGACCAGTACTAGTCTCCGATTTAAGAGTTTCATTTGCGTTAAATTTATTAACTCGTAATGTGGGAGCAAATTGTGGGAACTCACGTTCTTTAACTAAGGTACCGTAAGATAATGCAGAATTAAAGTTTCCTGGTACCTCTCCAGATGGAAGTAAAGTACCTAAACTATAAGTTACAACACCAACGTTACCAAGATTCTCATGAACAGACTCAACTTCAAATGATTGATAATCATAGTACTGTGAATCGAAACCTTTACCAGTTGAACCAACACCAACACTTACATTTTCAATAAAGAGTTTATCGCCAACTTCAATTGGGAATTTACTGTCATCACCAACTGCTTTAGGTTCTGCAGCACCAAAACTGTATGCAGTTTTTAATGTGACTGCTACTTTATTTGTAGTTGCATCATAAACAAAGTTTTGAGCACGAATTCCGTTTGGATTGTTTACAGGAACAATAATTGGTGTTACTGGAGATAATCCATAAGTGTTCTGAATGATATCAACATAACCAGGAGCATCTGGAGTTGCTAAATTATATGCCAATTCAACATCATCAATTTTCTGTCTTGTTCTGCCATCAAGAACAACTAGTGCTGGTGGAGTATTGTAACCTCTACCATAAGAAGTAATACCAACAGACTCAAGACCAGATAGTGCTTCAATCTTAATAATTTGGGGAAGTTTTGCTTGAGGTCTTAATGTAAAATCGCAAGGATAATCAAAACCAATATTTTGTATCTCTGTAGTCCTAATCTTACCAATCGTTGTACTAGATGCCTCTAGAATCGCTCCAGAACCACTGTTAGTGCTTACAGTAGAGATTCCAGGTAATCTCTTATATCCTCTTCCTTTATCCGCAAGAGAGACATAATAAATTGGTCCATAAGCAGTCTTAGAATTTGTAGTATATTCTAATTTTGTATCAGAACCTGCAGTATATGAAGCAACTTCTGGATATTTTGTTAAATCATAAGTAAAGGTTGTATCTGAATTAGCAAGAATATTAAATTGTCCAGCATAACGACTATCCTTAATATTGATACTATTATTTGCTTCAAGTTCGGTATCCAATACCAATTCTTTATTGATATCTGGATTCTGAGATGAAGTATCTGGAACTAAATTATAATAAAGTATTTTTGGAGTATATTGATTAACTTTTAGAGTTAATTTACCATCTTCCCCAACAGTACCACTTCTAGTAACTTCAAAACTTTCTTCCATTTCATTAGAAGTGTACTCATGAATGAAATTAGAATCAGTATATAATTCTAAGTCAAATGCTGGATAATCAGTAACACCAACAGTATATTTCAAAGAAGGATCTGATAAATCAAAGGTTACAGTACCATTCTTATAAAACTCCAATGGTGGGTTAACCAAATTAAGAGTTCCTGTGTTGATACCTACAATATCAACAAACTTTGGTTTCTTTTGAATTGTTTGGAACCTACTACCACAAAGTTGAATAACGTCTTTAGTCTGAACATATACAAAATACTCTTCATCATTAGTCAATCCAGTTGCAGGAGTACTAGAAGTATGAACAACTCTTTGTCCAGTAGTTAGATTGTGATTTACTATATTAATAGAACTTGGAATATCTGTTCTAGATGCAGCAGTTGTAATTCCTGCAGCAGTAAAATCTAATGCCTTAGCAACTAATTTTCTATTTGCCTTATTATACTTGATTGGTATACTTGTCGATATACCAGCATCAACTGTAAGATATACAGTATCATTATGAGTTAATCCATGTGTACCAGCAGCAGAAACTGTTATTAGGTTTTTCTCTACAGACCCTTTTGTTGTATTAGCATATCTTGTTGATAAACTATGATATCTTCCAGTTCCAATACCCAAGAAATACATTAATGTTTGATGTCTTGTAGATGCTGCACTTCCTACAAAGATATCTGATGCTGTTTGATCTCCTTCTGTACCAATTGCAACTCTAACTGTCGATAATCCAATGAAATCTGGTGCAAGTTTTGCAACAAACAATGGAAGATCTTCTGAAAGATTTGTAGTATATGGATTGACAGAACCAGTATTTGAAGAATTAGTAGCAATACCTATCGAATCACCACCATTTCTATTATAGATTACCTCATCACCAGTGTTTAATTTGTGATTTGGTAGATAAATCGATCTTCCTGGAACGAATATTTGAGTTATGCCAGATCCTGGATTCTCAAAAGTAATCGTAGTTCCTATTCCAACATTACCATTTTCTGAAATGGTACTCAATCCAACAGATTCTCTTGGATCGAAATAGTATTGCTCGTCAACTTTATTAGAGAATGTTGTATCAAATCCAACAGGAAGTGTAAACTTTCTAGGACGTTCTTCTACAACAGTTCTAATAGTATGTGCAACACCAGATGTACTGTTATATTGCCTTAGAACTCTTAATCTATTAGACTGCTTATCTACTTTTAATATCTTAACTTCTTCCTGTAAGGTTCCAATACCAACCTTTAAAATGTCATTTTCTCTTAAAGCAGTAGTATTAAGAGGATCATTTGGTGATGCTAAAGTACCCTGCACCTTAAAGAAGGTAACAATACCTGTCGCACCTATTGTTCCTATTCCTTCAGATACAATAAGTTTTGCTGAAGAAATTCCAATATTATATGTCTTACCACCCAAATCAGAACTGGTAGTTGACAACCCAGAAACATAAAGTTTATCAGTATTACGAAGACCAATTGGTGTAGTATGAACACCAACAAACTGTTTACCACCCATAGGGTAGAATTCAATATTATTGAGTTTAGTATTGGTTACTGTAATGGTTCCAATACCAACACCTTGAACTTTTGATACTTTTGCTACTGCTTGGAAGTTATCAGCAACTTTTTCTTCAAAAACAAGTTTGTCGCCGATTCTATAACCTGCACCACCAGTAACAATTCCAACCTTATCAATAGAACCTTCTTCAGCATACTTAACAACAGAATCTTGAGTTATATACTTATAAGATTGATTTAAGTAATCATAATAACTTGTATCTTGAAGTAATTCGTATGGTTCAGTATTTCTAACCCAAGTTAACTCATTTAAATTTATTTCATCCTGATTATTCTTAGATAATAAATTAAATTCGTTTGGTTGTGCATCATAATACTTACCAATCAAATAAGGGAACTGTGGTTTCTTATAGTTGTTAAATGGATCTACAGAACCAGATGGTAAATTACCTGATGTTAATGATGTTTCTAATGTCGCAAAATAAGCATATGTTCCTTTTGGAAATTCTGGAGTTATTCCATATCTACCATTATTTTCATCAAGATACTTCTCATTAGTATTACTATTCCAAGTAAAGTCTTCTACAAAGAACTCTTGTGGGAAAATAGTTGTTGGTGGTCTATTTGTCTTAAGATCTACTGAATATCCTGATTGAAGTTGAGTAATGTTACCACCAGTACTCTTCTCATAAGCATAAGGTCCATAGATTGGGTTTCCATCATATGCCCAACCAATGATTGGAGAATGTTGAGATTTATCTTCTTCTGTTGAACCATTAAGGAGTGATAGATCCTTTGTACCATATAATGCATTGCCATTAGAATCATTTTGGTAAATAACCTTTCTTAAACTTCTGGGTGCATATGCATATGAGCATTGTAGACCATTACTTGTTTTTGTTGGTTTTTCTAAGAATGTATCTGATCCTTCTATATTTGCATAGTTCTTTTGAACCTCATTAACTTGCCAAGTCTGAATATTACCAATAAAGTTACCAAATTCTCCAGCAGACTCGACTGTAAGAACAGTAGTGGATGATGCATAACCAACACCCTTCTTGTTAATCTTAACAGATACAAGTTGACCATTAACAATCTCTGGAACCAATTCTGCACCAGTTCCAACACCAGCAACAGAAATTGATGGTGGGCTATTGTAAGAATCACCTCTGTTGTTAATAGCAACGTCAATTATCTCTCCATTAGCAACAATCGGTAATAATTCTCCGTTTCTTCCAGTATATAAGTCGATATTTGGTTGTCTATTGAAATTTAATATCTCTGACGAACCATAACCAACTCCACTGTCAGTTAAATGAATAGATGTAACTTCACCCCTAACAAGTGGTTGAGGAATACACTTAAATTCATTTCCTTCAATAGAACTGATACCAACAGCACCAGTTATCTCTACCTTAATTGGTGGATAGTTGAAATTGTGAGTTGCAAGTCCAACAGATCTTAAATTCTGATATTGCTTAGTTTTGAAGTAGAAATCCTTTGCAGTTGTTCCTACACCAACAGTAGACAACTTAAATGAATTCTCATTAAGAACTTTAACATAATATTGCTTATTACTGTCAAGACCTTCTATAGCAGTTCCATCTGGGTCTGACTTATACTCAATAATCTCACCTGTCTTATAATCATGATTATTGATTGTTATAATATCAAGTGCCGTGTTAATACCAGCAATTGTACAAGTTTTTTGCTTATTCTCATATCCTTCACCAGGATTAGTTACTTCAATAGTAGATACTTGTGCTTTTCCGTTTAATGATCTCAATTCATGGTTTCCTTCACCAAAACCACTTATTGATACTGTATTAACACCTGCAATACACTCATTAAGGTCTGTATGAAGTCTAACAGTCTTATTTGAATACCAAGTGGTTCCAGCGTATCCTGTCCAACTCTCAATGGTTGATATTCCAGTTGGTGTAGATGTATTAACAAAATAAATGGCACCTGTATCTAATCCAGCAAGTGCTTTCTCACCAAATGTATCATAAACAACTCTTTCAAGGTTTCTGAATTTGTGATAAGTTAAAAATCCAACATTATAACCAGGACTGTCGTATATTACATTAGTAGAAATAGCAACTGTTTGAGAGAGACTACCTGCATTAAATACGACTGAATGAGGTACTGTAGACAATTTACATTCTGCTTCTGCACCTTGTCCATTACCACCACTAATTGATACGATAGGAACTTCGGTATAATCGAATCCTGGATCTAGAACTCTAATTTCTTGGAATGATCCTCTTGTTGAAACATAACCAGTGGCACCAAAACCAATTCCACCGTCATTAATAGCAAGTTGTGGAGGATTAATAACATCATAATATCTACCACCACCTGCAACGTCTATAGAATCAAGTGTTCCGTAATAACAAAGATCTTTAGACTTATAACTTAGAATTTCAACACCATTAATCAAAATACCATTATAACCAATAGATGTTTCATACTTTTTACCATCATATACAGGAATATCAACTTCTCTTAAGAGTTTCTGAGGTAAAATCTGTCTATTATGGAAATCATACTTTTCAAAGGTATTATTTGTAATTTGCCTATCAACAGTGTCTTCATTAATCTTTTGATAGTTTTGATCATAAAGGTTGGAAGAAGATTTTGCTAATTTTATGTCATTATGGTTAATTCTTTCAACAAAGTATAATCCTTCGGAAAATAGCAAACTAGAAATAGTTCCATTTGCTGCTTTTTGAGGTGTATAGTAAATTGAGTCACCAGTAAAGAAATTATGGTCTTTTGTACCAGTTGTAATTCCAATAATAGTGTCTCCACCCAAGAAAGTACCAGAAAGAGTAATTTTTTGGGTACCTGGGTTTAAATTAGCATCATTAAATGAAGGTAATGAGTTTGATGCTATTAAATTCTTAGTTGTTGACTCTGTATGAGCATATCCAACCTCATCAATATAAACATTTTGTATATTTGCAGTATAATTGTTTAAATGACTAAAATTATCCGAATTTGGTTTGGTAATAGTCTTAGTTACACTGATTACAGCAGCAAGACTTGATATTGCTGATCCTCTGCAACGGAATTTTGATGCACTAAGAACATCAGTGACAGCATAGGTTCCTGTTAAAGAACTATCCTTGGTATTGATGGTTAAAAGGTCACCAATTCTAATTCTATGGAAATCTTTGGTTTCTACTTCATAAGTATTGTTGGATGCGTCTTGTAATGTTATCTCTTCAACGTCATATCTTGGTGAAATGTTATAAATCCAGTTATTTGACTTAAAATCAGTACTAACTGCAACCTTACCCAAAGATTTTAACTTAATCTTTGCTCCTTGCTTCTGATAATTGGTTGTAGTAGGTGCTAATTCATTTAAAACACCAGTAATTCTAACTCTTATGCCATCTGTAGTAACTCCAGCATTTGTATCTGCCTTACCCAATCCATATGCATAAGTATTCTGCTTAACAAGTTCAGCATTCTTAATTGTTGTCGTAATTCCACTAACACCAAGGAATTGGGTTATATTTGTACTGGTATATGTTGCTATTCCAGTTGTTCCATTCTTATATTTGAATGTAAGAGCACCTTTATCAGGAAAACCTAACGTAGAGTCAACGTCTATGTAAGTTTGTGCTACTCCAACTTCACCAACTGCTTGTGTATTTGCATGAATACCAAAATTACCATATAGCAATTCAGTAGAACTACCACTACCAAATGAAGCATCAACACTCAATTTGAAGTAAGTATCAGTTAAAAGACCAACTCTAATCCGTTCTGCAGCAGATACTGGACCATATGCCTTGGCAAGATTCTCAAAAGGATCCTGGAAAAGGGTCATATTGACCAAATCTTGAGGATCTCCTTGTATTGGTTCTACAATAAGGTCACGAGTTTTTCTAAAATTAGCATCTGAAGGTGAAATAACCTGATCAGCAGGTCTAACAACATCTACATTTTCATTATAAAGTGATTTAAAGAGGATTTTAAATGACTCATCTGTACCTCTAGAGTTATAAAAATCCTTAGAATGCCTAATAAATTGTGGTTGATTAAGTCCAGTATTTAAATCTTTTTGAAATCCTGGTAAAAATTGTCTTTTTGTCTTCTTTAAAAACTCTCTTATGAATAAACCACTTAAATTTTCTACCTGACCACTAGATGTTCCTATACCAACTGCGTGTGCAGATGCCTTAGAATTCGAAAAAAGGAATTCTTCTGGTTCATCTGGGTTGGTAAATGATGTAATTCCACTAAATCCACGAATACATCCCTTAAAAGCAGTCGTTCCTATGCCAGTATATGTTATAATCTCGTCATTTATCTTCAATAATCCATAAGTATCAGGAAATCCTTGAGTACTTTGAACACTAATTTCAGTATCAGTAGTACTAACTGGATTTGCAAGTGTAGTAAAACCTACAAGATTTGTTGCTTTATTTAATTTTATATACTCGTCAAGATTATTAATAATATCAATTGGACCACCTTGATATTCTTGTCCCTGATAATAAGCACTTAAAAATTCACCCGATAAAGGATTTTCATCCTTAACATATGCAGGAAGTTGATCTTTTACAACTTTATTAATTTGAACTTTTTTAGCTGCCATTTTGTTATCTTACGATCTTCGATGTGTTATAACTTGGTGTAACAGTATATGTGGAACCTGATGGGTCTGCTCCAGAAGCAATTTCATCAACAACCATCTCAACATTACTACTATCTAGTTGCAAATAAAGATCCTGTAATCCAATCACGTCATTTGACTCAGGAACTGTTGATATTTCTAGTATTTGTTGGTTATCTTTCTCTTTTCCTGCTGTTATATTGATCGGATTTAATGTAATACGACCTGTTTCATAGTTAACAACACCAATATTTGACCTTTCAACAGTCGGAGTTGTTGATGCTGCAGAGTCTAGAGAGAATAAATTCATAGTTCCTGTCTTCTTATCCGTATTTGGTATATCAAATAAGTAAACATCAGGGGTAATATCAAGTACTCTGAACCCACTAGACCTAATATTGTAACCATCCATTGAAGTAATATGGAATTGATTACCAAAATCAATCGCATATTCTGCAAATTGACCTGTTGCGAGTCTCAAATCCCGTCTCATTTGGACTGTGGTTATATTAGAAGTAATAGATTCTTGACTTTGATCGATAACTTTTAGGAATTTACTATACTTGAACCTTGCACCATACTTATTTAACTCAGAAGATTCAGCTAATTTGTTAATATTATTGAGAACTGTAGTAGAAACAAACTCAGAATTAGGTGCCAAATTGGTATTATAGTAAATTTTACTGTCAGTTTCAATGAATAGGTACTTAAGATCAAGGATTTCGGGTACAATTCCTGCTACAGCATACTTTTTAAGGTCTCTTTTGATGTTTTCCTTAATAGCATTCGGTACAAAATCACCAGTTCTTGGTTTTATACTAATAAAAACCTTACCATATTGAGGTGGAACCAGTTCTTCACCACCATAAACAGAAATTGACTCTGCTTCAGGGTAAATTTTGTTCGGAATTAGGATCTCATAGTCATTTGAGGTCAATGCACGGTTCTGAGTAGCATAAATCTGCGGTGCATACTTTTTAACGGAGTCAACGCTTTCAATCAACTCACCGCCACTGGAGGGGGTCTCAGCGGTTAGTAGGGATATACCACTAGTAACAGTGTTTGTTACCGCATTTCTGTTGTAAGTACACTGTCCAGCAAAGGCAAAGTTACTTACCCCATTACCATCAGGTCCATTACTAACAATATATGATGCTTCAACGATATTTCCGTCATCTAGTGCCTTTCCAAAGATGCCATCACCAAAAATTATCTCATATTGCTCATCTTCTATCTCCTGAATGTAATAAATCAGTGAATTACCATTAATTGTTGACCCAGAAGTCTCATCAAACAGCGAATCTTGCCTTGTATAAGCAGATTTGAGTGAAGAAGTCGAATTTGGACGTATATGTATCTTTAAAGTTGCTAAATCTATGCCTGAATTGGATAAAATGAACCTTTGATTAACGTTTGCAGTCGAATAAGTGAAAGATTGGTCAACAACAGACCCTTCATACACCTCTGTATCGTAAAAATAGGCAACTCCGTCAATAACAGGTTGTGTAATGTCTTCTGTAACGCCAAAAACGTAAGAAGAACCGCCAAATGAGTTACCAGTACTCGCAACTGGTCCCTTTTTAAGAGTTATAGTGCTTGGAGGAGGTGTTATACCTGCTTCTACAGAGAAATTAACGCTTGCTTTTGATGATTTACGTGATCTTGGTACATATCCTATGTTTCTTGCCAGTGCAACAACATTTTCTCTCAATGTTGCACTATCAATAAAGACCTCATTCGAGATCATATTGGCATTATATGATGTAATGTAAGTATTATATGCTAAAACATCAAGAATTGACGACAAGTTACTACCTTCGAAGTCGTAATCCGTAAAATTGGAGTTAGATCTTATATAATCTCTAAGAGTTTGTTTAATCTGGTCAAAATCCAGACTAGTGAAGTTTAAAAGAGCCATTTATCGTGTTGGAAGCAATGCAAATTCTAATTGATGTGGTGGCATATCAATACCAACAATGTTATAATTGATAGTACAGTCAAATTGATTATTATCGTAATCAGGTTCAACTGCAACATCAGTTAATTCAATTCTTGGTTCATAGTTCTTAAGTGAACTCTGAATCTCATCACGAATAGCAACAGCAGATACTTCGTCTACGTTCTCAAATAATATAAAACTTATGTTAGAACCATAATCAGGATCATGTAATTTCTCACCAGGAGTCGTTAATACAATATTTCGTACAGAACGTGCAATCGCATTCTCATTTTTTAACGCAATAAGGTCGCCACTTAAGGGGTTGTACTTAAATGACATACTAATATCCTTAAAGCCTTTACTTACACGTTGGACAGGCATTGAAATATTATAGGAATATAAGTTATTTATTAAGGTTCGTTAACGGTACTCTGTAAAAACCTCATATGCCTCTATTTCAGTGGGTAAGAACTCTTCTTGGTCTGCTAGACGTTCGTAAAAGTCTTGAGCACTCTCCATCTTATCACTTTTCTTCGGTGTTATCTTATCGTGGGCAATCTCTCTTAGCATTTCCATAATGACCCTCCGTTGTGATGTGTATAAAAAAAGTGTCTAAAGGCACCTATTGCACCTATTTAGACACTAAATGTATTATTTACCTTGACCTCGGTATTTTTTCTTTCGTTTATTGCGAGACGTTGCGGATAATTTCGAGTGTTCCGAGCGGCCCTGACGACTCTTCTTAGGAGTTGCCATAATCACTTCGGTGCCTAATACACCTGATTTCATTTTTGCCATAAGAATTTAATGTGGGTTGTAAAGTTTTAAAACATAGACTATCCCGCATATACTAAGAACTATTCCTAATGCGAGAAACGAAGCGAGTTGCATAATAATCATTCAAGTGAATCTAATAAAGAATCAATTTCAAGAGAGGACATTTTTTCATCTACGGATTCGGGAGTTGCTTTTATTCTATAGTCAACTCCGTCCCTCTTTGAGAGTTCCGTAAGGATCTCAGCAGAGAGATCCCATAACTCTTCGGTCTTTAACTGTTTATTAATCTTAAATAACACGAGTCTTTTCGTGACCTACACGAATACGAGGGTCGGCCCAAATTTCATAACCACTATCCTGTGCATCTAAACAGAACGATACGTCCTCACCGCACATATCCTGAACATCACCCGATTCAAAGACTTGCATCTTAGGGGCAAACCAAGGATACTCAAGTTTCTCAAATACGCCATTCTTAATCATCACCCAACCAAAACCAGTGTAGTCACAAGTAAATGGTTTCTTACGCTTTGCCATTGTCTCAACGGTTTCGTGATTCATAACACCACCGTTCTTACGGAAGTCATCCTCTTCAAGCCAGTGTGCAATGGAAGTAGTTGAACCATCTTCTGTAGCATACCATCCAGCAACAATCTCCTTTTCCTTACCGTCCTTATCAACGGCTAGATCGCATAGTTGCCAAAACTTATTGGTATCGAATACAATGTCTGAGTCAATCCACAACTGATAGTCATAGTTAAGTTTACCATCCCAAGGTATTTGATTAGGTCCACGTAATACATTTGCACCTAATACCTTACAACGTGCAAAGTTAACCATAGAAGAGTAATCCTGAGAGATCTGAATACTCATACCATTCTGTACCA